TGTTCTCTTGATGTTCGTGGACGTATGAAAATATTTGAAGTATATCATTATGCCCCAATTCAATATGTTTTTAATTCAAATCTTGCATCCAACTTTATTGCAACTGGATTGCCTGTAGAGTCTTATATCCCAGATACACGTTTTTATGTTCTTCCCTTGTTTGAAGACGTATTAAGAGCCAGTATGTTAGATGCTGCTTCCCGTGTGCGACGTTCTCATTATTCTTATAAAATATCTGGTACTGCCATTCGGATATATCCTACTCCAAATAATCTGATTCCTTTCTTTAATGACAAATTATGGATTCGAGTAGGTTTTCCTCCTTCTGCTTATCCAGGTATCATGGGAACATACTTCAGCGGCTCATTAGGGGCATCTGGGAGCCTTCAGAATCCCGCTATAGGTTCATCTGTGCTCTATGGTGTCAATAGCCCTGCAAACATCCCTATGGGCTTTATAGCGTATTCTTCTCTTAACCCATGGAGCAGAAATTGGATTATTCTATATACGCTAGCTCTATGTAAGGAACTTCTTGGTTTAGTAAGAAGTAAGATGAAGAGTATCCCAATACCAGGAGCAGAATTACAACTTAATGGTGAAGACCTTATCTCTCAAGGTAGAGAAGATAAGAAAGATTTATTAACTGGCGATACTGGCATTATAACAAAACTTGATGCACTTACTTATGATAAGCTATCTGAATTACAAGCTAATAAAGCTGAGAATGAAATGAAATTGTTACAGCATCTGCCAATGCCACCATCCTGGAATTTAAAAATTGGTTGACTGGTCGAAACGTATCCTCTGATTTATTTGATAAATGGAACGCTACCAATTAGAAGAAGACATATGAACCTATTAAAAGAATATATCCGACTATTCATTAAAGAGGAAATGACAGAAGACATTAATATGTCTCGTTTGTCTTCACCTATGGTCGGAATGTATGCTTTTGCTCAAGCAATCAATAAGTTAATATATACATAATTATCTATATGACGACGTTGCAAACAATCTGGAAAGTAGTAGGTTAATATTTCACGCTTATTCATAACCAGCCGAGAGATCCAGTTTATCAATGACGTTACAAAGGAATTGATAAAGGATACTATTGGGCAACAGATCATCTATTATCCAATTTCTACGATGAAAACTCAGGTTCATCCCGTATATGAAGAGGCAGTAGAAAAAATATTTGAAAATCCTATTAGATTAGATGTATTAGCGGGTCAACCTAATTGGGAAACAAAATGGAATCAATTTGGTAATGAACAAACCAATAAGTTTGAGTTGTTTGTTCAAGCTCGTGATTTGTTAGATAAGGGTTATAAGCTAAGTGAAGGTGATTTTTTCCTTTACGGCGATCAATTATATGAGTTGATAACATTCATTCCTATTAACAATATATACGGTCAGGTAGAGTATACAACTGGATATAAGTTAGAAGGTAAAGTGGCACGTAAAGGTCAATTTGACGTTAATATATTTAAAGAAATGCTTCGGGATCAAGGCGTTAAGTATGTTGATAATAGCGTAACAAAGGTTTGGCAACAACAACGTGGTTTAACTGAGAATATTGAGGGTGACACACTTGATCGTCGTCAAATGCGTGAAAGATTAGCAGAAGATATGGCTCCGATAGCTTTAAATGAAGGTGCTCGTATTGTTAATGTCGATTCTGATCCGGATCCAACACATAAACCGGAGGAAGCTTCCTCATTTGATAATAATAGTCCAACATATGTTACACCGGTAGATATCTACAATGAAGACTGATAATTAGATATATGACCGATCCAAAAGAGAATGTAACCCGTCAAAACATACCACAAGACCCAAGAAATCCAAAAGACCATTTGGATAGTGGTTATGAGAATTCTCCTTCTTTGGATTTTACTATACCACCAGTTGGTATTGAAGATATTGATATTGCCATTCATCGTTTATTTGATAAAACTATTGGATTTAACACATTTGCAATGAGTGCTAATAAAGGTCCACAGAACATTAAGAAACCATATGTTATTTTTGCGACCGGGGAAAGATTTGCATTAGCAAAACGTTTAAAACCGCCTCGAGATAAAAACAAGGTATTAATATTGCCAGCTATATCTATTCGTAGAACAGCTATAGAACAATCTCCGGATGATATTTTATCACGTGGTATGAATGGTAGAACCGGTGTTTTAACTATTAAGCGAAAGCTTTCATCAGAGGATAGAGATTATCAAAATCTAGTTAATAAACAAGGATTGAAACATTTACAGAATGTTCTTTCTGGTTTACCTACGTCTACTCGCCCAACCGGAGATGATAATAATACTTTAGAGGTCATCCAGGGTGGTTTATTAGAAAATAGAATCTCTGCTAATAACATATATGAAATTATAACAATCCCACAGCCACAATTTTTTACAGCAAAATATGAAATAGTATTTTGGACAAATTATACTCAACATATGACATATATGATTCAAACATATATGAATTCATTTTTACCTCAATTTCGTGGTCATAAGTTAGAAACAGATAAGGGATATTGGTTTCTTGCTTATACAGAAGATGCATTTAGTAATGGTGAAAACATCGATCAGTTTGAAGGCGAAGAAAGATTGATAAAGTATACTTTTAGTATTAATGTGAAGGGATATTTACTAGTTGCTCAAGCTCCAACGGATGCAGTTCCAGTTAGGAAATGGATAAGTGCACCAAATATTATTTTTGATGTTGCAATAGCTAATGACGTTCAACCAAAAGAGCATTTAGAACGTCCTCCGATAAAAGATACTCCAAATGATGGTTTCACGTTAACAGATATTAACGTAGATACAGAAAATAAACAAACCTCTACAACACAACAACGATTTGCAATAAACAAAACAATTGTAGAGTTAGGAACTGGAAAGAAAAGAAAAAAATACGTATCTATTTTAGATAGCAATCAAAAGAAGGGAGAAACTGTGTTTGCTGCATCTGACATTGAGACTTTAGAGGAATATTTAATATCACAGAAATAAAGAAATAGCATATTAGCGGCTCTATTTAGGAAAAGAAAAGGATTTAGCAAATGCCAGAACAAGTTTTTAAATTCCCAGGCTTTTTTGATCGTGAAATTGATCTTACAGCGAGAACTGTCGCACCGGTTGGCGTTCCTGCTGGCGTGATTGGAGCGGCGCTTAAAGGACCAGCCTTTGTTCCATATACAATTGGATCATTTTCTGATTTCGTTACAAAATTTGGTGGTTTCGATCCAAATATTCCAGCTCCATATGCTGTTGAAAAGTTTTTGCAAAGTCGATCAGCTCTTACTTTCTTAAGAGTTTTAGGTGCCGGTGCAAATACAACACAATCGGATATATCATTAACGCAAACTGCTGGCATTGTTAAAAATGCTGGTTTTAAAGTTAGTGGTGTAGTTGGTGCTGGTACCGGTAATAGAGCACTTGGTTCAGTGCAATTTTTAGTTGCTCGTCATGAGTTACAACCAGGAGAATCAGCACCATCTGGTTTTCCAATGTTTACTGATAATGACAGTTTCCCATCTTCTTCCTCTGGTGTTAATCTTGTTCGTGGTGTAATATTTGCAGCTTCTGGCTCTAGAATCATGATCATGTCAGCAAGCAATGAGACTTTTTCGAATATACTTGATGATACAGCCGTATATTCTACACCAGCAACTAGTGAAGAACCTTATTTTAAAATTGTTATATCAACTTCTCTTGGTACAACATATGGAGTTGATGATGGGTTTGCTGGAGTAAGAATATATTCTGCATCGTTCAATCCAACTTCTGACCTTTATTTTGCAAAACTTCTCAATACCGATCCTAATAAGTTTGAAGAAGAACAACATTTCTTATATACAGACTTTGCTGTAGATGATGAAGTAGCTACTGTTATTCAAAACACTGTATCCGGCGTATTAATTGCTTCTGGCTCTGCCAATACATCGGCAGCTTCAGGATTAGATACATTACCGTTTGTAGAGTTATTTGGACGTTATGACACAAGATATAAAACTCCAAGAACTCCAACATTCATTTCTCAACCATTTGGCGTATCTGAATACGATCTGTTCCACATTGAATCTCTAGATGATGGTCAATATGCTAATGATAAGGTTAAAATCTCCATTTCAAACCTTCAAGCTTCAACAAATCCTGTTTATCCATATGGTACATTCTCAGTATTAGTACGTAGATTTACAGATAGCGATTTAAATCCAGAAGTTATCGAACAATTTAATGATTTAACTCTTGATCCGGAAAGTGATACGTATATTGGTAAAATTATTGGTGATGCAAAGGCATATTATAATTTTGATGTAGAAGATCCAGATGATCGTCGCATTATTCGTTCTGGTAAATTTGCAAATCGTTCAAACTATATTCGTGTTGTATTGAACAATGCGGTCGAGGAGAAGAAAGTACCTGCAACATGTTTGCCATTTGGATTCCATGGTGTTGATGTACTAAATACTAATCCAACGTTTACAGATATCAGTGGTTCAGCAGGTCAACTACGTCTTGCTGGTAGTGGCTCTGCCTCTACATTTGGTTGTGCAGGAGCAATAGTTCCTCCAGTGCCTTATCGTTACAAGGTAACTCGTAACTCCGGTTCATTAGAAATAACTGATTCTCGTCTATATTGGGGCGTTAAGTTCGAACGTAACAATAATAACGTAGAAAACGCTAATGTTAATAACGAAATGAATCGATATGTTTCTGCTATAACAAAGTTCCAAGGTATTGAAAAGTTGGATACTCTTGTTACAGGTTCATCTAAAGATACTTTTAATAACAATAAGTTTACTTTGGCTCGCATAGCATTTACTGGAATTGGAAGTATTAGTGCTTTAACTGGACGCATTGAAAAACAAATGATTAAAGCACATTATGTTCGAAATGGCGTCGTTGATCCAACAACATATGATATTGGTGGTGAGATTACATTTGCAACTCTTATACAAGATATTCCACAGCCATTGACATTCAACAAATATAACAATTATGCTAAATTTACTACTGTATTATATGGTGGTTTTGATGGTGTTAATATATTAGATAAACATGAAGTAAGATTTGATGACAAATCAACTTCTTCAGAGACTGGCGGCGGTGCCTGGTCTGGATATACATCCCCCGGTTTTGGTTTTGCACAAGCTGGCAATGGAATAGAAAACAATCAAGTTAATTCTTATCGTGTAGCTGCTGATATAATCACTGACCCAATTGCATCAAATATTAATATTCTTGCAGTCCCTGGTCAACGTGAACCTTTCGTTGTTGATTATATATCTAATGCAGTATCAGATTTTGGTTTGGCTTTATATGTAATGGATGTTCCAAACTATAATTCTGCTGGCGAAAGAATATATGATGGACAAACGGTAGGAACCGGTTCGTATATCGATGTACAACAAACAATCGATTCGTTTGATGCACGTTCACTTGATACAACATTTGTAGCTGCATATTTTCCAGATGTAATAATAGCAGATCCATCAAATGGAAAGAGAATAACAGTTCCTGCCACCGTAGCATCATTAGCTGCTATCGGTTTCAACGATAAGGTTGCATATCCATGGTTTGCGCCTGCCGGATTCAATCGAGCTGCACTTAACTTTGTATCTCTAACAAGAACTCGGGTAAATCAAACAGAACGTGAAAAACTTTATGCTGCTAGAATTAATCCAATTGTGAAATTCCCAAATGAGGGCTATGTAATCTTTGCACAAAAGACATTAGATGGAGCACAAACATCTCTTGATAGCATCAATGTTCAACGCATGATTATGGATGTTGAACGTCAAATAATCGATGTTGGTAACAGATTGATATGGCAACAACTAACACCAGCTCTATATCAAGAGTTTGTTGCTAGAGTTACTCCAATATTGTCATTAGTGCAAAATCGTGGTGGCATCCGACAGTATAAAGTTGTTTGTGATGAAACAAATAACACTGTTCTTGATCGTGAAAACAATAGAATGAATGCGAAAATATACGTATTGCCAGTCAAAGCTGTTGAATTCATTGCTGTTGACTTCATTATCACAAGAGAAGGTGTGCAATTTGGTTGATATCAATAGTTAATAACAATAACCAATCATTTAGAAAAGGCAAATAGAAAATGACTCAAATATCCTTTAAATCGGCAGGCGTTTCAGCACGAGTAATTAATCTAACAGGACCAACGGCAATTCAGCCAACCGGTGTACCTGCTGGTGTAATCGGTACTTCTATAGCTGGTCCAGCATTTGTTCCAACAACCTTGGCCACATATAACGATTTTCAAGCAACATTCGGTGAAACAAATAGCGATATATATAATGGTCCGTTAGCTGTCTCTGAATGGTTAAGAAATGCACAAGCAGCAACATTCATAAGAGTTCTTGGTGCTGGTGATGGTGGTCCAAGACAACAAAATACCGATGCTGCTGGTGGTAATCGTGGCAAAGTAGCTAGTGCTGGCTATATAGTAGGAAATCAAATACCGCAGTATTGGGGCTCATTTGCCGGTGAACTAACAGCTTCTCAGTATGCAACTCTCGGTGGTCCTCTTGGAAGAACATATTTCTTGGGCGCTTTCATGAGTGAATATGAAGTCTCTGCTTCCAGTACCATAGTAAGCTCATCAGTATTTACAGAAGCAGGACTTGCCGGAAGTGGTGTTCCTGTTATTCGTGGAATTCTTTTTGCCGCTTCTGGTACCTTACTTACACTTTCTTCATCTTTTGCATCTGCAAATTCTCCATCCACAAACGTATCGACGCCTGGTGGTGCTGTAACTGGTTCTGTAAACCTTAACGCAAGTTTGGAAGAATTCGTTTTGTTGGTAAATGGTTTAACCAACACAGATCCATCATATCCAAGTGTTATAACTGCTTCATTTGATGTTGAAGCTCCAAATTATTTCGGTTTGATTCTTAATCGTGACCCATTGAAGCTTGAACAAGCAGGTTATGTATTACAAACAGATTGGGTTATACATCCTACATTTGCAGTTGTAACAGGAGCAAATGTAATTGATGATTCTGTGGGCGCCGTAACTGCTTTACAAGCCATTGGTTTGGAAAATGCTGCATTCCTTATTACCGGTTCTCAAGTCAGAAATAGCGGCTCTGCAACAGCTCCTAACTATGAAAATTTTGAAGATCGTTATCGTACACCAAAGAGTCCATGGATTACATCACAAAAGTTTGGTGGAAAACCTGTAAATCTATTCCGCATACATTCTCTTGATGATGGCGCTTATGCAAATAATAAAGTTAAAATCTCAATTGAAAATATAACTCCAAGTCTTTCAGATACATATCTTTATGGAAGATTTGATTTGTTAGTAAGAGATTTTGCAGACAATGATAAAAATAAGGTTGTTCTAGAAAGTTTCCGTGGTTTATCATTAGATCCAACATCTCCAAATTATATTGCCAGAGTAATAGGTGATTATCATACATTCTATAATTTTGATGCTGTAGAAGGTTCTTCAAAATTGGTAACACTTGGCAACTATACAAATCTTTCCAAGTATATTCGTGTAGAAGTTGCTGATGCTGTTGATGCTGGCGATACAGACCCAACCGCACTTCCAATTGGTTTCCGAGGACCAGCACACTTAGTTACATCTGGTTCGGCTCCATTAGCAGCTTTCAATGATACATCTACATTAGTTGTTTCAAACCCATTACGTAATACAGTACAACTTCCAGTACCTTATCGTCAAAATCTTACAAGAGGTATTGCTCCAAATCAAACAGCAGATAAAGGATTATATTGGGGTGTACAATTCGAACGTAAGATATCGGCTCTAGAACCGAATAAAACAACTCTACGTGAAACAACAATTGAAAGCTTTGCTTCTTATTTCCCCAATTTCCAACTTGATTGGCAGAATATGATTGTTATGGACAATGAGGGAGTAGTAGATACAGTTGCAAATGGTATACTCGATTCCGATCGTTTCAATAACAATGCTTTCTCACTTGAAAATATACAAATAGTATATCGTACAATACCAGGTAGTACACTTTCTTTCCCCAATAACACTATACCAGATGTCAATAGTCTAATCGATTGGGAATATGTTAGAAATGGTCAGGTTGTTGTCGATACAGTAACCAACCTTACAAGAAGATTGTCAGTGGCTGATCTTGCTGATCCTGCAACACGACAACTTGCTAAATTTAACGTTTATCTACAAGGCGGATTTGATGGCGTTAACATATTCAACTATGGAGAACGTTATCTAACAAATAGAGCCGTTTATGAAGAACTTGATTTTGTTTCCCGTGGAGAACAAACTGGTTCTGCTGTTGTGGCTTACAATACAGCTCTTAATCTTATGTCTGATGCGACAGAAGTTGATATACAACTTTTTGCTGTTCCAGGTATTACAAACCCCGTTATAACAGATAGAGCATTACAAATAGCAGAAAATCGTTTTGATGCCCTTTATCTAATGGATATTGAAACATATGATACAGACGGCAATATTGTACTTGAAAGTACCCAAATTCCATCTGTAAGATTTACTGCAAACGAATTCCGTGATCGCAATATCAACAGTTCTTTCGGTGCATGTTATTTCCCAGAAGTTATAATGCGAGATACAGTTGCAAATCAGCTTCGTCAAGTTCCTCCATCAGTTGTTGCTCTTGGGGCCTTCTCTTTCAATGACTCAGTAGCCTTCCCATGGTTTGCTCCAGCCGGTTTTGCAAGAGGTGCTCTATCAACAACAGAACGTTCCACAATAGAACTTTCTAGAACAAATATGGATGCACTATATGAAGTAGATATCAATCCAATCGTATCCTTCGCCGGTTCTCAAGGATTAGTAATCTGGGGACAAAAAACAATGTATGCACAGCAATCGGCTCTTGATCGTGTAAATGTTCGTCGCCTTCTTCTCTCCATTCGTCGTCAAGTTCGTCAGGTTGCTAATCGTATCCTATTTGAACAAACTCTTCCAGAAACACTTGCACGTTTCTCACAGTTGGTTAATCCAATACTTAAACGTATACAAGATCAACGTGGCGTTGATAGATTCCTTGTACGTATCGACACTTCTACAACAACTCAAGCAGATTTCGAGAATAAAACTATTCGTGGTAAAATATTCTTACAACCAACACGTACCCTCGAATTCCTTTCTGTAGATTTCGTAATCAATAACCCAAATAACTTTGGTCAAGGATGATATAATTTATAAACCTTAAAAGAAAGAAATATTATGCGTATATCAATAAAAGATTTAAAAAAAATGATAAAAGAAGAAGTAACTGCCATGTCCGAAGCTGATATGGTAGAAAGTGGTATGGTAGAAAGTGGTATGGGATTAGAAGATCAAATTTCTCTCATGCTTAAAGCAGGAGGCGACGAAATGCATCCAGAAGATGTTAAAATGATTCTACAATATGCCACACCAGAACAACTTGAACTTATAAAAAAAATGAATGACTTGCATCTAAACCGTTTAGAGAAACTACTTGATAAAATTGGTGGTCCTCAACGTGATCGTGCCCGTTATCCTGGTGCCAGACGAGGCCGCTAAATTATTTTGGAGAATTTAAATGAAGCTTATTTATACAAATCTTGGCATCTTAACTGAAGATCGTGTCCGTGAATTAAAAGAATGCGGATATGAAATGGAAGAATGTGGTATGGCCGGTTCTTATGATGATCAGGAGCCATTACGTATGGGCGCAGATTATCATGAAATGCCACAACATGATATGCCAGCTAAAATCATTGTAGTTCGTGGAGGATTAGAAGAAGACGTGCTAGAAGAAGGAGATACCTCATCCCCTGCTGATGGTGGTTCTGTTACTGGTACTCAAGTAGCTGTAGCAATGCCAAATGGCCCTGCCGGGGCTCCTTCACCATCTGGTGGAGCTGTAGTAGCAGAAACATTTAATCGTCGTGCAGAAGCCCTTCTAGAAGCTTGGTTGGAAGAAGAAAAAAAATCAGATGATGATTTAGAAGGCGATCAAGATGAATTAGATGTGGCACCGCCATTTGGTAAGTTAACTGGAGCCGATTTTAAAACTTTAGGAAAAAAAGCCGCTCATAAAAAAAGCACAACAAAGAAAAAGGTTGATTTATAATTTCAATCATATTTAATATAAGAATAAAGGGTAAAAAATTATGGCCGAAACACTATCAGTAACAGATATGTTACCTTCGAAATTTGAACCGCTTAAAAAACATCGGTTCGTATTTGCTATCGAAGGTATCGATTCATTCCTCGTTAAATCCGCCGCTCGTCCTCAAATGACGTTTGAAGAAACTGCTATTCCATGGATCAATAGCACACGTTATATAGCCGGTAAAGGCACTTGGGGAGAAATGAACGTAACTCTTTATGATCCTATCGCTCCTTCCGGCGCTCAACAAGTTATGGAATGGGTTCGTCTTTGCTTTGAATCCGTTTCCGGGCGTGCAGGATATGCCGATTTCTATAAACGTGATATTCAAATCAAAATGCTAGATCCAGTCGGTACCGTAGTCCAATTATGGGACATCAAAGGCGCTTGGTGCAAATCCGCTAACTTCGGTGATATGGCATATGAAGGTAATGACCTCGCTGATATACAATTATCTATTCGCTTCGATAATTGTGTGTTACAATTTTAGAGTTAATCTTATACATTTGTGGAATAGCATGATAGACTCTTTAGAAATAAGGAGTCTATTATGTTTTTATGTCCAATGTGTCCAAAATCTTTTGAAAAGATTAATAGTTTATCTGTACATTACAGAAATATTCATAAAAATCCGGTAAAAGATTTGTATATACATCATTATTTAAACGGAATTGAACCTAAATGTGGTTGTGGGTGCGGCTCGGCAGTTAAGTTTTTAGATATTACACGTGGGTTTACGAAATACGTTCGAGGACATGCTTCTCGTGTTAAAAACAATTTCAACACAGAAAAATCTAAAATTAATTCTCTTAAAACCAGAAAAAAGATGTTAGAAGAAGGAACTTGGAAGCCATTTGCTTCTAATGAAACCGGAAATGTATGGAATGCTGGATTGACAAAGGATGATCCTAGAGTAGCGGCAGCTATAGAAAAAAGAGAAACGGCAGAATATAAAAAGAAGTCTTCTCAACGAATGCGAGAAGACAGATTATCCGGAAAAATACCGACACAAACAAAAGAAAATCATTCGAAATGGCGAGGAGGGATATCGCCATTGAACGTCTATTGTAGAGCTAATCGTAAATTATATACTGAATGGAAGTATCCACTATTAGAAAAAGCTCAATTTAAATGTCAAGAATGTACTAAGCCAGGCCCCGGATTAGAAATACATCATGATAAAGAAAAAATGTCTGATATTATACATCGATTTGCTGCTGAATACGGATGGTCCGGATTTTACTCAATGCAATCGGAAACTGATATCAACACTATTGAAATAAAAATGAAAATTTCAGATGCAGTAGCTCAATATCATATCGATAACAATGTAAGTGGCAAAGTCTTATGTGAATATTGTCATAAAGAGCAGCATTAATCGATATATATTGTTAAAAATTATAATTTAAAAAGCTCAGGAGATAGCTTCTGGGTTTTTCTATTTAAGGTATATGGATGAACGAAGATTAAAGCAATATGAACGTATACGCAAGGGATATCCCAGGTTATTTTCTGATGCTCAAAAGATTGCAAAGCTTATAATAAAAGCTTATAAAAGCGATATGAAGGCAGAAGAAGTATATAGATATCTACAAGTATTAAATCGTATTTCGAGTCATAAAAAGGGTTATAGGGCTATTCCCGACATGGTTATCCATATCTTTTTGGATGCGAAGTTGACCCGTGATGTGGATCGAGTAGCAGCAAAGAAATATTATCATGATATTATCAATTATGGTGAAAGAGAAAACCTTGATGCAACTGTGATAAAGGAATATATCAGTTTAATAGTAGAAGACGTTGTTTGTAAGTTGTCGCCAACAAAAAAGTAGATATAATTCGTTAGATATTTTCATTTATTCAAAGTAAGCTGACGTTATACAATTGAAGGGTTATATCAATTGGAGGAAAAAATAATGTCAGAAAATGAAAATAGAGAATTAAGAAACGCAATATTTGCTGCTCAACAAGCGGCACAGAATCCTGGTTCTGTATCTAGCGAGGGTCAACCAATAACTGTACAACAATATGCTCGACAGGAGTTAGGTGTGGAGATACCTGTTGATGTGGTACCGCTTCCATCAAAAGGAAAGGTATATACTGCTGGACATCCTCTATGTAATGCTGAATCTGTTGAATATCGTGCGATGACAGCAAAAGAAGAAGACATATTAATGTCACAAGCACTTATAAAACGTGGTACAGTCATAACAGAATTGATTAAATCATGTTTAATCAATAAAGATATAGAAGTTCAATCATTATTATCTGGAGATAGAAATGCATTAATGATTGCGATACGTGCATCTGGTTATGGAAATATTTACGAACCGATTTATCAATGTCCTAATTGTGAATTTAAGAACGAGTTAGAAATCGATTTAAATGCATTACCAATTAAGCCATTAACAATTGATCCGGTTGTACCGAATATGAATGCATTTTCATTTAAATTACCGGTTTCGAAAAAAGATATAACATTTAAGTTTTTGAATGGTCGAGAAGAAGAGGAGATTGTTTCTGATATGGAAACAAGAAAAAAGAAAGGATTACTTAATTCTAATCTTGTAACCGGAAGATTGCTTCGATCAATTATTGCTATTGATGGTAATGACAATAAGAGTTTAGTTTCCAGATTTGTTCAATATATGCCTGCTCGAGATTCTCTTCTACTTCGTGAATATATTGATGAACATGAACCTGGTGTTAATATGAAGATTGATTTTAAATGCAATAACTGTGATCACTTTGAGGAGATGGCCCTACCAATGGGGGCAACCTTTTTTTGGCCTAACTACAAACGATAAAGAAGCAGTGCTTCTTGAGCCATTTTTCTTATTAGGTTATTATTTTGGTATGGATTGGGGAACATATATGAAGTTCCCCGTTTCATATAAACGTTGGTTAATAAAAAGAATTGAGAAAGAAATTAACAAGTCTCAAGAGACAGGCAATGATATTCCATCAAAAGGAATGCATCATAATACTCCTGATGTTAGAGCCTTAACGGGCAAAGCCAGACCTCAAGTTCCAGCCAAGCTACAACGTTTTACATAGATTGAAAAAATAGGATCATTACATCATACTTGTTTGTATGATAGCTTATCAAGTACGTATCTTAATAAGACCCAGATGATGCAATGCCATATAGGCGCCATCTGGGTTTCTTATTTTACCATCGTATAAAATATTTTCTAAATCTTCTATATTGACAACGGCAACTTCTAAGAATTCATCTGGATCTAAACTTTGTTCTGCGACTTTTTTGCATCCGGTAGCAATATATATATGTCTTTTGCCTTCTGAATAAGGAGAGTAACTGCGGGCTGATATATATTCTATATTTCCCTCATAACCGGTTTCTTCTCTAAGTTCTCTCTCAGCCGCTTTATAAGGTTTTTCTCCGGGGTCTATCATACCACCCGGTAGTTCGAATTCTACAAGTTCTAATCCTGGTCTAAACTGTTTTACGAGCACTATCTGACCATCATCTGTCATAGGAAAGATATTGACGCTATCGGATTTTTTATCGACAAAAGAAGTATATGGTTTTCCATTTGGAAGTAAAAAAGTTTTTTCTATTACTTTCTTATTATATCCACTTGGTTTATGAGAGAAGGAGTAATGTTTTTCTTTTATCTTTTTCATTTTTTTGAATATTTCCCGATGCTGGGTTTCAAGACTTTCTTGATTTATCTTTAGAGCAACGCCATTTCTTACGTGATAATCTGAGGGGACTATTAGGATCTTTTGCGGCTGAAGGATGATCTTTCATTTGACCATAGGAGCGAGCACAATAGCTATCTCCTTTTGATGTTCCTGGAGCTATCTTATAACCTTTTGCTCCATAACGAACTGTTCTTTTATTTTTACCAGAACCAACTACTTTTTTATATTTTTTTGAACCGCTATAACCTTTTTCTTCTTCAATAGATTCATCTAGTTTAAGTGGATCATTATTTAGCTCTTTAGCAATATTCATCAGTTCAGCAACACTGTCAATTCTATCACGAAATTCATCAGCTAGTAATGGATTGTTCATTATAGCTTGTTTGAAATCTTCAACAGATTCTGCTGTTTTAATTTTTTCTAAAAATTCTCTATCTTCTGGGTCTTCTTGTGACCAAGTAGAATCTCTCATATGTTGTAAATGATCTACATCGGATTTTAGTTGTGGATTCACATCGATATGTGTTTCTTCTACAGATTCAGAAAGAAGATAGTTTAATATATTTTTTAAGTTGCTCATAGGTGTCTCCAATCAGAGTGGCCAATCATATCCGGTTTTATTTTTAAAATCTACTTTTGCTTGATTTTGAGCATTAAGTTTATCCATAACAGATTCAACCGTTGCTCCATCACGCTTTAATTCTTTTTGATATTCTATTGAAGCATTAATAACAGCGGTCATTGCAGCTATTTGTTCTGGAGTACCAGATATATTAAATGGTATTGTTGGTTCAACTTTTTCTTCGCCTTCTTCTGTTTGTTCTGACATAGAAGCAGATAATTTTCTCAATCCTGCTGCGGCAAGTCTTGCAGCAATTGTGGCAAATAGTAGTTTACCAGACCAAGAAAGACGAACTTCATTAAGTTGTTTTTTAGTTTCTTTAACGGACATATATTAAACCCATAATCCTTAAAATTTTTGTTTCGATTGTAATTATCACATGACCAGATAAACAACATTAGCTAATAATACAATTAATACCAGTAATAAATAGTAAACATGGCATCAAATATTGAAATAACGGCACAATTGAATAAAATGATAGCTGAACAAAATCAGCTATATCTTAATCAAGCCAAAATACAAAAAGGTCAACTAGCAATTATGCAAGCCATGGCTGAAGCTATGGGTAATGTTGACGTTACTGCCATGAACGATAGTTTAAAAGCAGTAACTGAACAAATTAATGCTGCCGAAGAAGCTGCTAAAAAAATGGGCCAAACAACCCAATCTTCTGCTTCTTCTACTGTCGCCTCTCAAGCAAAAGTAAAAAATGAAATTAATAATGTTGCCGATGCACTAGAAAACGCCGCAAATCAAGCTGATAATTTTGCTATTGCGGGAGCCGCTATTGAAGGTGCAACCCGTGGTTTTCAATTTACTTTTAATATTATAACTAGTTTGGTTAGTGTACTAGGGCAAGCTGCTCGTGGTGTGGGACAGTTTGCCATGTCTGTTCTCAGATTTCCATTTAGTATTTGGAACTTCTTATTTGAAAAAGCTACCAGTGGTGGCGGTGGAGGCGGATTAAGAGAAGCTTTAGAAGCTATACGTAAAGAATTTGGTGATTTAAGTAAAAGTTCATCAAAAGCCATTATTGATATGGCTAAAAGTATGAAAGGTGAGCTGGCTAATACAGGATTATCCGTATATAGAACTTTTGGCAATTTAGCAGAACGATTAAAAACAATTACGGAGTTAGCTAAAGCTCTAGGACCATTATTCATTAATGTGGTACAACGTGGTTTGATTAAAAGTGCAGAAGCGACTCTTGCATTTCAAAAAGGGTTAGGTCTTTCTAATGAACAAATGAAAACACTAGCCCGAACAGCTATAATAAGAGGTACCTCAATTGATGAATCCCTAAGAGAAATGTCCAACTATGCCATTCAGTTAGGCGAGGCATTTGGAATGAATGCTATGGAAATATCTCGTGACATGGCAGAACTTGAAGGTGATATGAAACATTTTGGTGGATTATCACGTAAAGAACTAGGCGAAACCGTTGTTTATGCTAAAAAACTTGGTATTGAAGTAAAATCTCTTGCCGGTATAATGGATACTTTTGACACCTTTGATACTGCGGCGGAGGCGGCTGCAAGATTAAATCAGCAATTTGGAATACAAGTAGATGCTATGAGGTTGATGAAGGCAGAAAGTCCTGCTCAACGACTGGAAGAACTACGTAAAGGATTAGAACGCACGGGAAGAAGCTTTGAAAGTCTTGATAGACGTTCACAACAATATTTGGCTACAACAATTGGCATGAGCCAAGAAGAAGCTTCTCTTGCATTTGCACAAGCAAATAGAGGATTAAGTCTAGATCAAATAAAGAAAAAATCTGCCGAAGCAGAGAAGAAACAACTTACTCAAGCAGAAGCATTACAAAAACTAGCCGGTTCCATAGAACGCCTTGTTAAAAGTGGTGGCGGCGGCGTCAAGAGTCTTTTTGAAGCATTTGTTGATGGATTCCAGAGGGCTATATTCAGAAGTAGAGAATTCAGGCAAATTATGCGTAATATACGCATAATGTTAAGACAAACTAGGATCGCAGGTATGCAAGTTGGTCGTGCTTTCCTGGATATGATGCCTGGTTTTAAAGGAATATTGACATCATTAGGGGATCTTTTCAATCCTACTCGTTGGAAAAATACATTAAATAAAGTTGTTGATACATTTAAATCCTTTTTTAAAGATTTGCAAACAAATCCAGAAGCAGGATTGAAAAATCTTTTTGATAGATTAAAAAAGGCTTTTTTTGATCATTTTGATGCTAGTTCTGGTGCTGGCATGAGACTTATTGAAAACTTTAAACAGTTTTTTGGAACTATTCTTAAAGCTGTTGTTGGTGGATTAAAAGCTCTGATTCCAATGGCATTTGAAGCTTTAACGAAATTACTTCAAGGAATCAATAGTTTCTTAAAGGGAGAAATTGGTATACCGATTGACACCGAAGGATTTGGTGGTCAAATAATGCAGGTACTTTCTGGGCTTTGGGAAACGATAAAGGAAGCATGGCCTCCTCTTTGGGAAGCCATGAAAGAACTTTTTAATACCGTCTTTGAAAAAGTTTCTGCTTGGTATGATCAAAATAAATTGGCCATTTGGAGTTTCCTATTTGGCCCAGCAGTTTTAAGATCCATATTTGGAGGATTGACAACTATTTTTGCTCAAGGATTTGGTAAAGCAGCAGCCGAAGGAATTGCTAAAGGCTTAAGTTCAACCATGGTAACTAAAGCAGTTCAAAGTGGCGCCCAAGCTGCTTCTGGAGCTCTTAATGCAGCCGGTGCAGCAGGCGCTCAAGGAGCGGGCGCTGCGGGCGCTGTTAACGCTGCTGGCACCGCAGCCGGTGGTGTTGGTGGTATTATGTCTGCTTTACCAATATTTGCTGCGTTAACTTTACTAATACCAGTTATTGCTGCAATGATGGTTGCTGCTGTAACTATGCTTGGAGAATTTTCAATTGCTCAAGTCGGAGTAACAGTAGCAGCTATGGCCGCTGGCGAATTGCTT